CGTCTAAACTTTTTAAAGCTGCTGACAATCCTAGTATCTCAGCAGATTGGAGTTTGTAAGCTGAAGTAGCTCTACCCACTTCACTAGCAACAGATAAAATCTCGCTTTCAGTTGCAGCGGATGAATTACCTAAAGCAACAATAGATGCTCCAAATTGATCGATAACACCAACTCCTTCTTTTGTAATTGTAAGTAATCTGGAAATATTAGAAGCACCCTCTTCGCCAACTATATCCGTAGATTTCTCTAACTTAGCCATAGTCTCAGAGAATTTAAGAATGTGCTTAGATGAAGTGATACCCATCTGACCAGCTACCTGAGCAAATTCTAAAAGCTTTATAGAGTCGATACCTCTTAGACTTTTTGAAACTTTAAGAATATCAAAACCTAATCCCTTTAATTTTTTACCCTCTATTCCAGTAGTTTTACCAACACCAACTAATCCCTCCTCAAAATCAGTTATAGCCTTAGCTCCTTCTCTAACCAAAATACCAACACCTAAACCTATTCCTAATTTAGAAATATTACTAAGACCACTAGAGAATTTACTCATTTTTGTGTCTAACCTAGTCATAGAACCTGTAAATCTATTAAGATTTTTAGTCATCTTATTTAATGATTTAGAAAAATCATCTTTAGCAGTAAATGTAGTAGGTACTTTTATTGATGCTGGCATTATTTATTGTTTTTTAATTCCTTTTCTTGATCAAGAAGGAGATTATACCAATAAACTATACCATGATGATCTAAATCATCACAATATAATTTATCTATTTCTTTCGGTGTCCATTTGAAATTGTTGACAATTGATTGTATTGCTAGATCCAAATCAAAAGTCCACCAAATTAAAAAACCTGAGAAACCTGATTTAAAACTTCAAAATCCTCTTTACCTAACTTAGAAAGCATTGGTACTGATAATTGAGTTGCTAAGGATAAAGTCTTTAAAAGATAAGTTCCTTGTTCTTTTTCTAAATTAATGCCATTTAAAACATTTGTTCGATCAACAGGATGAATCCTAGTCCTAAAAACTACTTCATCTAAAACAACGTTACCATTGTCACTCTTAACAGGTTCTCTTAGAGTATAAACAGGACTATTGTCCTTAAAGATCATTAGACCATCCTCAATGGCTTCTAAAACATCTATATAATCATCTTCTATTTTTTCATCTGTTAAAGTGCCTCTCCTAAACTCTTTAGCTTTATGTTTATTTAAAAAACCTTTTAATTCTTTAAATGCAACTTCTCTACCTACTTTTTTTGTTCCCATTTTTATTGTTTAAATTATGATATTTGTTCTAAAATTCCCCCACCTGACAACTTAGTTGTCGCTTGTGCTGTGTTTGTGTCTACTGTGAAGTCTCCTACAGGTCTGCCTGTTCCTTTATAAACAGTTCCGTTTATCAAAGAAATAGTCCATACAGTATCAACTGAGTTTTGAGATAATAAAGGAAAGTTCTTAATCTCTTGATTGCTTTGAAAATCAGCCATAATAGGCCCCTCAAAAGACCATCTAACTCTGTTTATCTGAGTAATAACATTACCATCTGGTGTAATGCTATTTGAATCATCATTAGATCTAAATCCGCCTGGATCAAGAGTGTAAGATTCATTTGATTTTGTAGAAAAATTAAAACTTCCTAATGTTGGGTGATTACAAGTAATACCTGTAACATCTCCTCCTATAAATTGTGCCATCTTTTATTGTTTTTGGCCCTCTAATTAAAGAGGGCAGTTTTTATTTTTTTTTAGAATCCTGCCTCTACACTTGTTGATTCAATTCTAGCTAATCCTGTTCGTTTGTATCTGAAAAAAGTCTCAAATCTATTCGGATTGGTAGGGCTAATCTGAACGCTTAAACTTGATTTTGAAAACTCAGGATCTATAATAAAACCTCTTTCTGCTAAATTGTCAAAATAATCAAATAAAATAGCTTTCCACTGTTTAGGAGATACTGATTTATCTACATTTGTTTCTTGATCGTCTTTTACTAAAGCTCTATTTCTTACGTTAATTTTTGCAAGAACATCATATCCGTATTTAATATTCCAATCAATTATTAAATTACGCCCATAAGAATACTGTAAAGGGCTTTCTCCTGATGGATGATAGGTTGTAACAAAATCTTGTACCTCATATTCTCCTTTTTCAAAAAGAACAGTAGAAGCACCTTTTTTTACTAAATAATCCCTGTTTGGATAAGAACTCATATCACCAATGTTTCCGTTATCTGGAACTGAAATATCAGGATAGCCTTGATTTGTAACATCTAATTGAGGCGTGTTTTGCATTGTAATAGAAAATAAATAAGCCATATTAGCTGCCGCTTCTAAATTAGATGATTCACTATTAGGAGCTGGACAAAGCATATTTGTAACTTGATTTATTCTATCCGATGAATCTGTTATAGAAGAAATGTCTTCTTTAGTACTTTCAGTTGATCCAAATAATGAAACAAAAGGTTTAAACTCATAAGGAACGTATCTACCATCTGCGTCATCTGGAGTGCCATTAAACGTCTCTAAATCTGAAAGTTTAGATTCATAAGGATTTATAACTATTGTATGCCAATCATTACCAAATTTTGATAATGCATCTGAAATATCAGGAACACCTGCCCCAGCAGAAGATGTAGTAGTTGCATAGCTTAATCCTGATGAATTTCCGTTTACAGAAATTCTTGCATTAAAGTTTGATGAAATACCTTTTGATTTAGATGAAATAGTGAAAACTCCGCCTGTATCATCTGATGCAGTTACAGGACTAGAAAGAACATTATTTATAACTTCAACATATTTAGCCGCAACTTGTGAAGCTGTATCTCCTGACTCTAATAAAACATCAAATGTTTGATAGTCATAACCACTCCTACCATTAATATAAATAGTATGTTTTGAGTTTTTAGATACAGTACCTGTTACTGTAAATTCTTCGGTTGATTGTGTTGAACTTAAATCAGTTGCTAAAGGAAATACAAATGTAGGTATGCCTCCAACTCCATCACTCCCCACAGGTCGTAAAATACGCATGATTTGATGAATAGGAGATCCAAAACCAAACAAATCACCAGCTTCCTGAGAAGATGTCAACTCAATTTTATCAGTTATTAAACCACCTTGTTTGTCTGTATTCGCTTCACCTAAAATCGCTATGTTCATAGGTAGATTTGGTGAAGTTTCATTAAATTTCCCTTTTGAGATCCTATAACCTGAAATTGTAGCTATCCGATCCATGCCAATAGCTGTTGATATTGATGCCATGCTTTTTATATTTTATTGTATTGATATTTATATCCTAATTGAGTTAAACCTAATTTAACATCCGTTTCTGTGCTTGTTAATTCTACTCCTACAGCCATGTCTTGACTTTCATTTATAGTAACCTCATAAACAATTCTACCTGTTTTTGTAAATGAACTATCCTGCTTTCTTACATCATCAAAAGAATCAATAGAAGATACTTTCCTGTTAGAAATAACTCCTGGAGTAATCATTAAATTTTTATACTTTGAACTAGACAAAATATAACGAATCATACCCATATATTTATTTAACTTTAAAGAAGCATTTGCGCCCCCTTTTGAACTTGATGTCTCTTTACTTGAAACGTGAACATCTACATTATACCTGTTTTGACCTTTTGAACAACTCTGTGTCTCTTGATCATAATTAACACCATCATAAGACACATTAATCATTAACTCCTCAGACTGTCCAAAAGGAGTACTCCTAGAATTATAAATGTTTAAAGGATCATCTAAATTTTGTAACTCTTTTTGATTCTCTAATTCAGTAGTAAGAATAACTCCAATAATATTAAGAACTAACTCAAACCCTTGCTCTGGTATTATTTCTTCTATTTTTGCTGACATTTATAAAATTGTTTTAAATAATCAATTGATGTAATCTCCCAATATACAAATTATTAATCCAATTGTCTCATCTGGATAAACATCGTTTATAACATAATCTTTTGTTACTCCAGATGAATCAGAAACAGATACTTTGTGACCGTATAAACGAACCTCTCCATTTGTATCTCTAACAGGATAGTCTAAAGACACTAATTTTGATTCACTAATGCTAATATGAGCGTTTTTTGAACTGATAGAGTTTCCATCTTGATCAAAACTGATCCAATGCTTTGTCGCAAAACCTTTTGTTAAAACTTGTGAAACTCCATCTGGTGTGGTTAAAGAAATTGTTTCTTCAAAACCGCCTTTTGTTATATGCCTATCAGCATCTAATCTAACTCTTTTTAATAGTTTACCAGACATTAATTATTTTTTAGACTTTGAAACCTCAATAAAACCATCTTTAATAAGTTTCTTTGGATCATCTGTCAATTGTGATGCTGTAACATCAGAACCGCCTAATGCCCACTTGTCGTTTTTTAATAATAACTTAGCAACCTTAACAGTATATAAAACATCGTTTTTAACTGTTGGTTGTTTTTCTGTTTTTACAACAACTTCTTTTTTAGGAGTTGCTGGTTTTTCTGTTTTTACAACAACATCTTTTTTTGCCGTTGCTGGTTTTTCTGATGTTACTTT